ATCAAACTCAACGGCAACTATGATGCTCAGGAAACCAAGTTAACTGACAATCTGCCGGTTTATCGGGAGAGTCCACTAGACAGCCTCACTATTGAGGAACTACGCAAGCTCAAAGCGCTTAAACAGGAGGTGAAGAAATGACCAGCAAGCGCGATCAAGTTACTATCGACAAGTTTGCGGAGCGAGATGTGGACTTATCGATGGCTCGGAATAACTTGTGGCACTTCTGCAATATCTTAATGCCGAACTTCTACCGGCCGGAGCGCTCTTATTTGACTGAGATGTGCGACCAGATCGAGAACTTCATTCGTCAAAGCGACAAGCATTTTCTAGTTATCAACGCGCCACCACGTCACGGCAAGTCACTGACTGCACAACTCTTAACAGCTTGGCTATTTGGTCGAGAACTCAAAGAAAACAAGCGCTATACAAAGGTGATGACGGCCAGCTACAACGAGAAGTTATCTACTACTTTTGCTCGATCCGTAAGAAACCTCATTCAGACCGAAAAAGTCGGTGATCGGATAATCTACTCGGACATCTTCCCTAAAACTAAGGTCAAATATGGCGAGGCTTCGGCGCAAATGTGGGCGCTTGATGGATCAGGTGAGGTCAACTATCTTGCCACTGCTCCTAATGCCACTTCGACAGGATTCGGTTCTCACTACCTAATAATCGACGATCTGATCAAGTCGGCCGAAGACGCCTACAACGAGAATGTACTGGATGAACATTGGATCTGGTTCAATAACACCTTCCTAAGCCGTACTGAGGGCGATAACTGGAAGGTCATCCTTATTATGACGCGCTGGGCTGAGGCGGATCTCGCTGGTCGTGTGATCGAAGCCTTCCCGCAAGATATTGAACTTTTAACCTTCAAGGCAGTACAGGATGATGGCGCCATGCTCTGCTCGGACATCCTCAACCGCGCTGATTATGATCTCAAAACCAAAGAGATGAATATAGATATTGTCGAGGCTAACTATAACCAGAAGCCTATCGACATCCAAGGCCGACTCTACAATGATCTGAAAGTATGGAAAGAACGACCAGAGTTTACCCAGATCGCTAACTTTACAGATACGGCCGACACCGGCAACGACTATCTCTGCTCAATCAACTACGGCATCTATGAGGATGAGGCCTATGTGCTAGATGTGGTCTTTTCTGATGCTGCGATGGAGGTAACGGAGCCAGCAGTGGCCAATCTACTCAACGATGGCGAGATTCAGACTGCCATTATCGAGTCAAATAACGGAGGACGTGGCTTTGCTCGCAATGTCGAGGCAATCTTAAAGAACATCGGCGACCGCCGGTGCATGATCCAGTCAGTAGTGCAGACCAAAAATAAAGAGTCGCGCATATTAGCAAGCTCGGCTTGGGTGCAGAACCACGTCTATATGCCGTTTGGTTGGCGAGAGCGCTGGCCAGAGTTTTACAAGCAAGTTATGTCTTATCAGCGTAAGGGCAAAAACGTCCATGATGACGCCGTGGACGTACTTGCGAGCATTTACGAGAGGGTTTGCACTGGCACAACTCTCGACATCGTAACAGAGAGCGATCTCGGCTTCGGCCGGACGCGGCCAAGTCGTTCATATTGGAACTGAAAGGAGTAAGTATGTCAGACAAAATCTACACACTGCCAAAAGGCACAGAACCAACCGCCGATGTGATCGGAGTGTTGATTAAGAAACACGAGAGCGACGTCAAACGCTTCAATACCCTCAAAAAGTATTATGACCAGAAGCCGATGGTGAGTCGGGAATCACCTAATTCATTGCTGGTTATCGTCAATCATGCGAAATACATCACCAAGATCAATCTGGGGTACTTGATCGGGAATCCGGTGGAATATCAGGTGACGAAGGGCGTGAATATCGATCCTGTTCTCGACCAGTACAAGGCGCAAACTATTGCTAACCTCGATGCGGAGCTGGCCAAGAATTGCAGTATCTTTGGCCGCGCTTACGAATATGTCTATTCTGATGAAGAATCTGCCTTGGAGTCGGTCAAACTGGATCCGCGTAGCACGATTGTGGTTTATGACGACACTGTAAAGCGCAAAAAGATGTTCGCCATCAACTACGAACCGATCTGCAATGATAAAGGTCGCAAGATCGCCAATGAATATCAAGTGATGATCGTGACTGAAAGCGCTGTAATGAATCGCACCCTTAAAGGTAGCGCCTTCCTACCCTATGAGGAAAAAGACGACGAGCAGATCGTGTTTGGTGAAGTGCCGGTTATCGAATACATAAATAATGACGACTATGAGGGCGACTTTGAGCCGGTGGTGACCATAATTGACGCCTACAACATCCTCATGTCGGATCGGGTGCTAGATCGAGAGCGCCTAATTGATGCCATTCTAGCTTTTTATGGCATGAATCTCACGCCGGAGCAGAAGAAGGAGCTAAAAGAGGGTCGGGTGTTGACCGGTGTGCCGATGGACGCCAAAATCGAGTACGTTATCAAGCAGATCAATGAGGCGGATGCTGATGTGCTACGGAAGAATCTGGCGCAAGACCTACACAAGATTTCGATGACGCCGGATCTAAGCGACGAGAACTTTGTCGGCAATAGTTCTGGCGTGGCAATCCTCTACAAGCTACTCGCCTTTGAAGAAAACGTCAAAACCAAAGAGCGTTACTTTGAGAGAGCTTTGATGGAGCGATTTGAACTCTACAATAAGTTTCTCAGTATCAAGTCGAATATGCCGATGGTGAAAACGACAGAGGTGGACGCGCTATTCAAGCGAGCATTGCCGCGCAACGACTTCGAGATCAGCCAGATGATTAACAATCTGGTCGGGATCGTGGACAAAGAGCTACTTGTGAGCCAGTTGTCATTCGTGACGGACTCTGGCGAAACTGTGGCATTGGCCGGCAAAGAATCCCTCAAAGATGGTGGCAGCAACAATAGCGACAACTACGGAGAGAGTGGCACCTTCACTGGCGGCGAAACGGACGAAACAGACGACACTGAGGATTAAAGGAGCCGAAGATGGCAAGGCAACTAGCACTTCTACCTTACTGGGAAATGCGCGCAGTGGAGCGGATGACGGCCGCCGAGCGCGCTTCCTTGCCATATCTTGCTCAGATCCAAGACCTCTACGATAATGCCAGACGCAAGACCGTCGATAGTGTTCGTAGAATGTATGGCGCCTACTATTCAGATAAAGGTTGGGACACCAAAGCACTGTATTCAATCGCACCTTCCGGCGACATCCGGCGCTCTCAGACCGAAATGCGAGAGCTTGGCCTAAGCACCAGACTACCTGCTAATTACAGAGGTAGAATGTCGCGGTTAGAGATGATGAACGCTCAAATGTGGGCAGAAAGTCAAAAAGCGGCGCTCAAACATCAGAACCTCGAAACCAAAAGCCATGTCAAAACTATCGCGCATGGCTACAATCGCACCGTTTATGATATTTCTAAGGGGATCGGCTTCACTCCGGCATTTACTCAACTCAATACTGGCACGCTCAACCAGATCCTCACTACCAGATTCAAAGGTCAAAACTATTCGCAGCGCGTATGGGGCAACACCAACAAGCTGGCCAATAGCCTCACAAACACTCTCGGCACCGCTATTGCTACCGGTCAAAGCCCTGAAAAGACGATCAGGGAGATCCGCGAGCGATTTGATGTCACTAAAAGCGAGGCGGCACGGCTAGTTAGAACTGAAACCAACTTCTTCGAGAATCGAGCTGAATTAGAGGCTTATGAGAGTATGGGGATCGAGAAATATGCTTTTTCTGCCACCCTCGACGCCAAAACCTCTATCATCTGTCGCGAGCATGACGGTAAAGTCTATGACGTCAAAGAAGCCATGCAGGGCGATAATGCGCCGCCACTACATCCGAATTGCCGATCAACTATTGTGCCGCACATCGATGGGTGGCGACCACAAACTAGAATCGCAAGAGATCCATTCACCGGCCGTAATGAGTATGTGAAGAATATGACTTACGAGCAATGGGCGGTGGGAGTAGGCATTCCGGACGCATTCACCATCTTAAAGGACGGTTCAGTCCTCATTACGACAAGGCCAAAGGGCTTGATCAACGAGCCTCTAATGCGCTCCGAGGCGTTTATTCGTGCCAACAGCTACGAAACAATGCTGATCTATGACGAAAAAGATAAAGTTGTCGATGCCCTAATTGGTACAAGGCACAGTGTAAGCATAGACCGGAAAGCACATGACCTGCTTGCGACCGGTAAATATGGTGTCAGCCACAATCATCCGACTGGCGGATCATTCTCGCTGCAAGATTTACTGACCAGCTCTGACTTCAACCTCCCCAGCCTCCGCGCAATCGGCAAGAATTGGGCTTATACTATGAAGCCAAATGGCAAATGGCCAAAGCGTGTAGATATTCGTGCTGCCTACGACAAGAACCACAAGCTATTCATCGAGCCACTCCGAACTCGCAGTATGGACGGCATGAGAGTAACCGATCAGATGTTACTAACGGCGCGCAATAAGATGATGGATGGCGTGGCGAAGGATTTGGGATTAACGTACATTAGGAGTAGAATGTAATTATGGCGATGATAATTGAAGATGCAGGAGACGGCGAAATCATAGAGCCGTTTATTGACGACAAAGAATTGGAAGATGAGCAAGACGAGATTGTAAACGCTTGATAGCGTTATTGCTTTTAGTGTGATATAATTAAGCTAATCAATCGCGACTCAGAAGGTCGTGTTTTTTATTGCGATCCTGACGGGTCGTTTTTTGGTTGAGAAATCAATTAACCTGACG